TGAATGCGTATATGAAAAACGGGGAAGCGGCGGCGGTTATTCGTTGCATGGTTAATTCCCTTGAATTTGGAGGCAAGCCAACGGGGGCTGAGAACCCAAAGGTATCGGAGGCAACGACTTTTAAACCTGAATCAGACTTTCCTTTTTAGCTATGACACCTGAGTATCAAAAGCAATATCGGGAAAATATGACCGATTACCAGAAGAAAAAACAAAAGGAATATTTTAGACTTTATCACAAAAATCAATCAGCTGAAAAGAAGGCTGAGAAAAGGATTAAAAACCAGGCATGGTATCAAGCAAACAAAGAGAGGGTGAATAAATACCAAATGGAACGTTATTACAAATTAAAAGAGCAAAAAAATGAATGTTAATAAAGGGATGTCATCAGTTTTTAGCGTCTCGTATCGCGATGAAAAAATAAGGAACAAGTTACTTGATTTACAATTCAATCTCTGGAAGGAAACTAAAGTCCGTCACTCAATGGAACAAGTCTTACATCTTCTTTTAGACACATACGAAAAACAAAAGAAATGAGATTAGGCATTGTTGTAAACCTAAGTAGCCCAACGACCGACTATTACCGTTCCGTTAACCCATTCCAGCGCCTTCGTTCGCAAATGGCAAACTTGACGGTAAAGTACTTGAATCCTGAAACCGTAAAATGGTACGATTTTATTGACGTCGATGTTTTACTTTTCCAACGTCCCAACGGTGACGGTATGTTGTCAATGATAGCCGAGGCAAGGAAAATGGGTAAGAAAATCATCTTAGACCACGACGATTTATTGCACGAGGTAAACCTTGCTAACCCAGCATCGGAGCACTTCGGGAAAACAAAGGTAAAGGAATCAGTTGAAAAGGCTTTTATGTATGCTGATTACCTAATGGTTTCAACTCCCTTCTTGAAGGAATTTTACAAACAATTCTTTGATGAAAGTAAAATCATGGTTATTCCTAATGCTATTGATTTTCAAGTTACGCCGTTTGTTCCCGTGCGAAAAGATAAACTTGAAACAAAGCAAAAGCGGATCATCTGGCGAGGGTCAATGACACACATTGAGGATTTAAAAACGGTTGATACTTTTTGGAAGGCGATAAGCAAGCGCAAGGACACGGAGGTTGCATTCATTGGTATTCCTGAGTGGTTGGGAAAAACCTTGTATCCAAATATAAAAGTATTACCCTGGAACAATTCCCTTTTCCAGTATTTTGAGTTAATCAAAAACAGTGCGCCACATTACGGCGTTTTCCCATTAACGATTGACAATTTTAATCAGGCGAAATCAAATAACTTTGCTATGGAGATGCTTGTCGCTGGTTGTATTTCATACGCGCCTGAGGAAATCAAAGAGTTTTGTATTCCATCGGTTCGGACTTACAAGCATGAGGCAGATTTAAGCGTTAAATTTGCTAAGGCTATGGAGAAGGATGACGCTTACTTTGCAGACTTGAAGATTGGGCGTGAATGGCTGAGTAATGAAAGGGACTTGATAACGGTAAATGAATTGAGGATAAAAGTATTGAACTCTTTATGATAATCGAGATAAAGAAAATAGCTGACTTAATCCCAGCCCCGTACAACCCACGGCAAAGCACGGCGAAACAAGAACAACACTTGAAGGAGAGCCTTGAAAAGTTTGGATTGGTTGAGCCGATTATTTTTAATAAACAAACCGGGTACATTGTCGGCGGTCATTTCCGTGTCCGTGAACTGAAGAAACTGGGCATCAAGGAAATTGAATGCGTGATTGTTGACTTGAATGAGGCAGATGAAAAGGAGTTGAACATTCGTTTAAATGCAAACACGGGAGGCTGGGACTGGGACACACTTGCGAACGATTGGGACGTGGTGGACTTGGAGGCATGGGGCTTGGATATACCGCAGTTTGACACGGTGGAGGAACTGGAGGCAAGTGAAGATGATTACGAAGTACCTGATGGAGGCATGGAAACGGACATTGTCATTGGTGACTTGTTTGAGATTGGGGAGCATCGGTTGCTTTGTGGGGATAGCACGGATAGCGATGCGGTGGCACGGTTAATGAACGGGGAAAAGGCGGATTTAGGACACAATGACCCACCGTATGGCATGAAGAAAGAAAATGAAGGTGTTTTAAATGATAACTTAAACTTTGATAACCTTTTGCAATTTAACAAGGATTGGATTTCATTACAGTTTACGCATTTAAAAGATAGCGGCTCATGGTATTGCTGGGGAATTGATGAGCCACTAATGGACATTTATAGTCACATTTTAAAGCCATATATTAAAGAGCAAAAGGCAACGTTTAGAAATTTGATAACATGGGATAAAGGAAACGGACAAGGTCAAAATTCAGAGAATACAAGAAGTTATGCAATAGCAGATGAAAAGTGTTTATTTGTAATGTGCGGCGTTCAAGGATTTAATAATAATGCAGATAATTACTTTGAGGGATGGGAACCAATTAGGGATTATTTACTTGAACAAAGATTGAAAGCAGGTTGGGATATTCCAACTATGAAAAGAATTGCGGGTCATTCTGATTTATATCGTGACCATTGGACTTGCAAAAGTCAATGGAATATGCCAACAAAAGAAGTTTACTTAACATTTCAAAAATGGTGCATTGAAAACAATGTAAGCGCATTTAAAAAGGAATACGAAGAACTTAAAAAGGAATACGAAGAACTTAAAAAGGAATATTACAGTACCCGTGCATACTTTAATAATATTCATGATAATTTTAATAATGTTTGGAAGTTTGAAAGACATTTAAGACAAGGAGATGAAGGAGGACACGCAACGCCTAAACCTATTCCTTTGTGCGAACGTGTTATAAAATCAAGTTGTCCAGACAAAGGTTTAGTTCTCGATGCGTTCCTCGGCAGCGGTTCAACAATGGTTGCCGCGCACCAACTTAAACGCAAGTGTTATGGCATGGAACTTGAACCAAAGTATTGTCAGGTTATCATTGACAGGATGCGTAAACTTGATTCATCATTGATTATCAAGCGTAATGGCGTGGAGTTAAAAACTTCGTAAAACATCGTAAATGAGAGAAGGAAGAAACGGCGGTAAACTTAGAAATGGAGGCACAGGAGCAGGCGGTCGCCCCAAGAAACTCCCAGCCCTTGACCTTATCATGGCAAATGTCATGGGGCAGGAAAAGGACGGTATTACCGCAGCCGAAGCCATTATCATGAAGCTAAGGGAACAGGCGGCAAAAGGTGACATTAAGGCGGCTCAGTTACTCCTTGACCGTGCCTACGGGAAAAGCAAGCAGAACATTGACATAACGACGCAAGGGGAAAAGGTCACCGTGCCAACGATAATATTTACAAAGGATAAGGCAAATGAGTAGTTTTATAAAGGTTTTAAGATTTTTAAAAATCATGGAAAGAAGATTGGTAACAAGGGATTATGAACAATTCCCTTTTTACCAACGTCGATTCAATAAATATAATCCTTTGTCTTACATTGCGATACCAATGTTATATTTAATTTCATGGGAAATGCCTAATTGGAATATGGTAAAAAGCGGATATTTTTTTAAATGGAAATAAAGGTTAGTGAAAAGTATGAAGCCCTTTGGCAACCTAAAACCCGTTATTTCCTGATTACTGGGGGGCGTGGTTCGGCAAAGTCATTCACCGTGGGGCTTTGGGCTTGTAACATGCTCCTTGCCAACAAGGGTTGGAAGGTACTTTTCACACGTTATACCTTATCAAGTGCTAACATATCCGTGATTCCTGAGTTCAGGGAAAAGATTGACTTATTAGGCGTGGGCGATGAGTTTCAAATGACCAACGCGCAAATAAGCCACAAGGTCACAGGAAGTGAGATCATCTTTTCAGGTATTAAAACAAGTTCTGGAAACCAGACGGCAAAGTTAAAGTCGATACCAAAGTTAAATGTTTTCATCGTTGACGAGGCTGAGGAGTTTGTAAGCGAAAAGGACTTTGATACCATTGACGAATCAATTCGTATGCCTGACACGCCTAACATTGTTATCCTTGTAATGAACCCTCAAGACGTGGAACATTGGATTTGGAAGAGGTGGTTTGAAAAGTCACATCGCATGGAAACAATCGACGGGCAAATGGTCCCGATAAGCACGCATGCAGATATAACGCACATTCATACAACTTACTTTGATAATTACCATAACCTAAGCAAGGATTACATTGCAAAGATTGATGCAATAAAAACAAAGTCACCTGAGGCATACGCGCATAGATTCTTAGGTAAATGGCTGGATAAGAAACAAGGGGTAATATTTGACAATTGGATTGAGGGGGAGTTCGATGTTAGCCTGCCTTTTGGTTACGGGCTT